GCCCCCTGGTGACATAACTTTCTATGCGGTCCTGTGCTGCGGTACGAAAGTCGTAGTCGTTGGTTGTCTTGAACATGCAGACCGAGACTAGCGGGTCTTTTGTAGGGTTGGAAATGATAATATGTGCCCCGGCATACATGTCCGTGGTATCGGTCTGTACGGACAAAAACGCTTCGCGCAGACTTACCCGGCCATAAGTGCGGTCAAGCCGGGAAATGTCGTTAAACATATTATTGATATTGCCGTCGACGATCTCGCGCCCCGTCTTTCGCCCGCCGCCGTCGTCGTTGTCGCTCATGTTTTGGCTTTCCATAATTTTTATGGACGTTTCGGGAATTGCCATCTGTTACACCTCAATAAGTCGCAAAGTTATGTAATAAAGATCGTCTGGCCGTGGCGGGTTGAGCATGAAAATGGGGGTAGCCTTTACCGGGTCGCCCTTGCTGTAGTCAAAGCGGACGGTGTAGCTTGTGCTGTCGATAGTAATTGTCATTTCCTTGCCCGGGTCTTTAGCCCAGTCCACCAGGTCAAGGACAGTCTGCCATGTTACCCAGCCGAAGTTCTCGCCGCCTTGCAGAGTAATGGGCCGCCCGGCCTGTTTGACAAAGGGGTCGATATGCAGGGACCCGTTCAAGCTGTAATCGTCGCTGCCCGCTTCAACGCCGGTCCAGCTTTGATCCGGCCAGTACATATCAGGCGGTAAATTTATAGTGGTGGTGCCGTCTGTTAAAAGTATCATTGCGCCGTCAACCCCGCTTGCTGGAGTCCTTCAATTACATTTTCGGTCTGGTCTGAATCGCCTGTCAAGCTGGCCCCGTTGGGCAGATCGAGCCGGAGCACTTTGTCGGCCTGTTTGCTTTTTTCGTAGCTCTCCCGGCTGCCGCCCACCGGCGATTTGAATTTATCTATGGTGTTTTTCACCGGGCCCCGGTTCACTTGTTGATAGACGCCGTCCACCATTTTAAACGCCGCCTCGTCGTTGCCGGTGTAGCTTTTGACGCCTGTATTTTTTTTGGTGGCCGCGTCCACTTGGTCCTGAATGTCCTGAGCAACGTCGACCTTTTCTGTGGATATTTTGCCGATTTCCGCCCGAAAATCGGCAACCTTCTTCTTGGCCGCGTCAAACTTGCGGTTTGTTTCCTCCACCTTATCAAATTTTTTCCAAAACTCATCGCCAAGATGGTCGGCGAAACCCTCTGCCGTTTTTTCCAAGTCCTTGAGCGGGTTAGAATCAATAATCCCAATTTTTTCCAGGCCGGTAAGCAACAAATCTAAAGGGAAAAGGACCTTACGCAACCCCTTAATGATAAGTTCCGCGCCCTTTACAATGCCCCACACCGCCCCGTGGGCGGCTAGTTTGACGCCCTGCCAGCCGTTATAGAAAAAGCGGACGACCTCGATTGCCGCCCCTATACCGTCAATAACTGCCAGGCCGCCTTTTTTGGCTAAATCGCGCATGGCCTGCTCATTGCCCTGTATCTTGCCAGTAAGATCAATTATTTTCTGTTCAACCAGTTTGGCTGACTCGATAAAAAACTTGTTTTTGGTGATGGCATAGCCGGTCTGCTCATATAAATCGCCCCAGGCATTTGCCGCCGAATCAACCGAGCCTTTAAATGTGCCCCGGATCGCCGCCGCCGTGCCGCCAAATTCTGATTCAAGCTCATTAAGGATAACCTTTTGCGCTCCCATAATATCGCCGGATTGCTGCAACCGCTTGATAGTGGCCTTTTGCGTTTCGTTGAAAGTAACACCAACCCGGTTCAACGCTGAAACTCCCCTAACTGGATCATTTAACGCCTTGCCAAGCCTGGTGACCGAGCCCTGCAAATCGCCGCCCACAACCGTTTGCATATCAAGTGCCGCCTGAGTTGCGTCGCGAAACTGGTCGCCTTTGATCTGCTTAAAGGTGGCAAGCACAGATTGCGCTTGGATTACGGTTTCATCGCCCGCCGTGGTCACCTCCTGCAATCCGGCGGCCATAGTCTTGAGTTCGCCGGTGGTAAAGCCAGCCGCGCCGCCGGTGGCGCGGATAACCCCCGCAAGTTTTACTTCGGCATCTTCCTGGACATTGGCCAGCCCGATGGTATCCTCCAGCCCCTTTTTCATCAATAACAGCCCGCCAGCTGCCACCGCGGTGGCTGCCGTGCCCACCGCTAAAACGCCGGTTTTCAGCTGGTTAAATCCTCCGGCGGAGTTTTTCACCGATTTACGGATTTTCTTGTCCATGTCCTCAACTTTTCCCACCGCCAGCCGCGCATTTTTGCGGAATCGGGACAGGTTCAAGGCCAGGGCATATTCTATCTTTTCGTTTTCAACCATGGGGCAGATTCCTCAATGCTATTAGGAAGTCGCTGTAACTGTATTTCCAGGCTCTTTGCCCGTGGCCGTGGGCGATGACTGAAAAAACGCAATCAATGAAACCTGGCTGAGAAGCGTTTCCAGACTTTCCGCCAGTTCGTGGTTGTTCGCCCGGCGACATAGACCTAAAAAAGAGCTGTTAACCTCTACCAGTTTGTCGAGCATAGGTTCCATGTCAGAAGGGGCCATTTTCATAAGGTCGGCCCGCTTGATGGTAGTCGCCTTCTCCAGCATATTGACAATACCATCGGTCGCGCTTTTTTCAGTGGCATCGAAAAGCTCCTTGATTTCTTCCAGGGTCAATTCTCTCACGGTTACCTGGGTGCGCCCCAGGTCGACTACTTCAGATTTTGCCATTGCTTTCTATCCTATAAAAAGCCGGGACAGGCCCGGCGGTTTGTATTAAGTATGGCCGGATTACAGCGGCACCCCGTCAATTGTTCCGGGGTTGGTGTAGCCGGTTGGGGTTTCCAGGGACATTTCGACGGGCACCTCTTCATATTCTGCATCTAGTTCAGATATAAGGTTGATACCGTCCGGGGCGGTCAAGACCACCGAGCGCAGCAAAACGGACATTTCGTCGCCGCTGTATGTCTCTTTGAGGTGTCCTTTTAGGGCAACCCGAATTAATGGCTTGGTGCCTATGCTCACCCTGTAGCCGCTGGGGGCTGCATGGTCATAGCTTATTTTTATGGCGTCGCTTTCGGAAATGTCACCGCCCGCCGGAATGGCAAGCAAGCCAAGTTTTTCATCTAGTAAATAATCAACGTCTTTGATGTATGTGGTATCCTGGGCGGAATTTTCCACAACCACGCTTGTAAGGTTTTCATGTGGCAGGTCGAGATAATCGCCGACTGCCAGTGCGGTATGATCCGCCGCTGTAATGGTGCCGCCGCTGCCGCTCATTTCCGTGGCCTCGCCGGAAACGGCCCACGAAAAGGCGCGGCTGTCTAGCTGGCGCAATGTTGCATTGGCGATAATATCAGAAATCTGGGTTGCAACGGCCAGGGTCTGCCCTGCCCGGTCATGTTCCATTGATTTCTGGCTTTTCTTCTCCGTTTCAACCTTGACATTAAGCGGGTACATATTGCCGCCGCGCCGCCAGCTGCCGGACAGGCTGCCATCTGCTAAAACCGGGGCTATAAAAAAGGTTCCTGTAAATCTGTATGCTTTCATAGTTGCGCCTCGTTAATGGTGGTTAGCTGCAAATCAATTTCCAGCCAATAATTTGGGTGTTCAATATTTTCAAAGTTGCCGGTGATCTCCCCCACCAGACTGCAGGGGCTGTATGTCTGCCCGGCTAGTTTGCTTAATTTTTTCGCAGTATCGGCCACCATTTCCAGGCCCTGGGCAGGGGTCCCGCCGGAATACAATACAAAGCCGGCCCTGACCTGCTGGACCATGCCCTGGCGGGTAAAGCGAAAAGCGCCAGGCTGCAGGTGACAATAGCTGACGTCGTCGTCCTCGCTGCCCTTGCGTTTGGCTGGCATTTCGCCTTTATAAAACACCAACTGCCTGGGGATGCCCTGGGGCACGTCGAAAAGCTGGTCAGCCAGTACCGTGTTTATTGCTGTTTCTGCCTGGTCAAGCTGTATCATGTTTTTTAAGTGAGTTTTCTTGAAAGGGAAAAGTCGACCACGTCACCAGCATAGGTGACCTGGTCGACGTCCCATTGTAGCCCGTTGATAACGACGTCCATCTCCGGCAGGTACTGCCCGGTAAGGTCTACCGCCGGGGCGGTAAAATCCCAGCTGGTGCGTATTTCGCCGTGGTACTCAGACGGCCCACTGGTAATATTGCCGGGCAGGATACGCACCAGGCCGCCGTCCAGGGTGATTTCCTGGGCCACGTCGGGGCTGAAAATTTCGTCGATATCAGTTGCAAACATGGCCGCCTATTTCTTTTGCGGGTCAGCCGGTACGGCTTTTTTCATGTTGATATAGCGCTTGGCCTCGCTGGGCGTGACAGTCAGCACAGTGTCTTTTTCAACGGCCTTTTGATTATAGATCATGGGCCGGGTGAGCTTGATTTTTACGTTTTCCGGTTCGCGTTTCATGTTGTTATACCTTGTCATATATTAATGGTTGCCAGGCAGCTGGCCCCGGCTTTTACTGGTCCGGCTGCCTGGTTGTTACCTGGTATTAGCTGGTCAGGGCGTCAAGCATTACCGAAAAGCTGCCAGCGTTGCGGGGGGCGACGTCCATATCCTGGTAGGTCTTAACAGTTACCCCGCCGTCATTGGAGCTTATGCCGTCGACAACGATGTCCAGGCTGCCCCACATGGCAATAATCAAATCGGCCCAATTGCCGTATATCAGCGCCGAACATACGCCGGTACTTGAGCCCTTATCCAGATCGCCAGGCACCTGGTTGGATACCCCGGCCCTGGACCCGGCCAGGCCGGTAAATCCGTCATTGTCCGGGAATTGCTCAACGATAAAACGCCCGGTGCCTGATGCTTTTTCGGTCTGCATCAGCTTGCCAAGCACCTTGGAGTTGGTCATATAGCCAAGGCTGCCATAATCGGCATTGTCCTGGGCAACCTCGGTCCATAACTGCACAATATGGTCCCATGTCGGAGCCGCGCCGTCGGTGCCGCCGATGACCGAGCCCACACCGCTGGTATTGATTATACCGAGCGGATCGTTGCCGCCAGCCCCGGCAATGGCCGCCAGGTCGCCGCCCAAGGCCTGGGCAAGGGCCAGATCGGCCCGAACGAATGCCTCGACATCAAGTGAGGATTGCAGCAGGAGCTTGCGGGAAATTTTGGTGATTGCCGCCTGGGTTTTGGGGGTTAGGGCGACCTGGTCAAATGACTGGTCGGACGGGGTGCCGTCGGTGGACTCGCCCACCCAATAGGTGGTTGCCCCGCCTGTCTGCCTGGGTATTGCAACATCGCCTACCAGCCCGGACAGGACCCGTGCCCCCATACGCTTGGTCAGCATACGGTTTTGTAAAAGATCAATAAAGGATGAGGTTAAAAGTTCCGTTGCCACCAGGTGGCCGCCAGCCGTGGCGGTACCGACGGTGAGTTCTCTTTTTTGCACATCCAGGGGCACAAACACGCCGTTGGGGGTCGAGCCGATTTTATCGGCCACCGCCCGGCTGGCCTCAAACTCAAAACCGGCGGCGTCCTGGGCCTTTTTGTTGGCCGGGTTGGCCAGGGCGTTAATGACCCGCAGGAAAGAATAGCTTTCCGCCTCTTTCTCGCTCAGGCCGATTTCCACGTCCTTGGTTTCCGCCGGTTTCATGCCCTTTTTGGCCAGCTCTTCCAGGACATAGTCGCGGAATTGGGCGGGGCTTTTGCCATCGCCTATGGCGTTAAGGGCTTCATTATCAAAGCCGTGTTTTTTGCCTATGGCCATGATGTCTTTTTTTTCGGTTTCAAACTGCTGCTGCATTTCAACACGTGCAGCCTTAGCCTCCGCCTCTTTTGCTGCCTTGGCCTCTGCTTCTTTTGCCGCTTTCTCTTCTGGTGTCATAGTATTTGTACCCTGTTGTTGTGGTAATTGGTGGCCGTTGTCGCTTTTGCCAACGCCAACGGTCTTATCTGCCGGGACGGAAACAAAAGAGATTTCAAAGGGTGCCCAGCTAATGCGGTACTTGTCGCCGGTTTCCTCGTTTGACTCTATAAGTTTCATATCCGTTATTTGATACCCGACGGAAATATTCTGGCGTATCCCGTCGACGACGTCGTCAAAATATTCCTGGGCTGTTGCGCTTTTGCCGAAACGCACGACGGCCCGCCCCTTGCGGTCCTTATCAATCCAGGCTTTTTCTATAACGCCTATGGTTTTGCTGTGGTTGTGCTGGTCCAGTAGCGGGGCAGTTCCGCCCGCCAGAAATTCAAGGTCGTATTCGCCTTTTTCGTGGCCTAATATCTCGATACCAAACCACCGGCGGTATTCATCCTCGGAAGAAAAAGCCGCCTCGACGGTGCGTTCATCTTCGTTGATTGCCGCCCGGTCCAGTTTCATAGTAAAGGCCCGGCTGTGTTTCTGGTTGGTAATTTCCTTGATCTTGTCGCGTGTCAGTTGATTCATTGCTTTGCTGTCTCCATTTTTTCTTTGGGCCAAAACGGCAATACAAAGCCTTCAGCCTCGGCTTTTTCGCGGGCTCGTTTGTTCTGCTCCATAACCTCGTCAAAGTCCATTCCCCGTTCCGCGCATACGTCGTAAATTGACTTAAAACCGCACTCGACGTCGTTTTTCGCTGCTTTGCTTTCCTTAAGCGGGTCGACCCATGACCAGCCTCGTGGCCGCCATATGGCCGCGTTGAATTTATCAATTTTGCCAAAAGGAAGGTTTATAGCATCGGTGAGCAAAGCATAAGAAAGCCAGGATTTATAAATAGGCTGGCATAAATGTTCGATCAGCCACGCTTGTAAATCCTGCCAGGTGTTGCGGTCTGTCAATTCGCCTTGGCGAATTGATGAATAGTTGACGCCTTCCAGGTCGTTGGCCAAGCTGTGATAAGAAACGCCCAACCCCGACGCGATACCGCGTAAAACGGCTTTTTCAAAGTCTGCAAAGGTGGAAACCGGGAATTGCGGGTCCCAGGGGGTAAAGTTGACGCCATCCGGTAGCTGCTCAAAGGTGCCGGGCTCGGCCTCGGTGATGATGTCGTGGTCGTCCTCTTCGCCATCGACGTCCTCGCCTGTATAGGTGTCACCATCAGGGCTGGTGAAAAATCCCATCTTGCTGGCACCTAAACGGGATGCGACAACGTGGGCCTCTTCGTGGGCATCAATCTGCTTGAGCCTGGCTGCCGGGGTGGATGTTTCCGGCATTCCTCTTGATTGCCCAACCCGGTCGCCCCGGAACAAATGCAAAAATTCAGCGGCTGGGTAGGGCTTTGAAAAGCCGTCTTTGCCGGTAATCCAGTAATGTGTTACCCGGTCGCTGCCATCTCGCTGGACGCCCAGGCGGATAGAGCCGCCACTGCGCAACGTTTCGTTTTTGCTGATGTCCAGCTGATCGGCTTCAATTATTTGCAGGGCAAAGCCGTATTTGTTGTGTTTCCATGGGGCAACAAATTTTATCAGGATTTCGCCGTCGCGGGCCATGCCGTCGACAACCTGGTTTTGCACATCGCGCCAGGATTTGGTGCCGCACGTGGTGCAGCTGCCAACCTGGCCCCAATCCTTCCAGGCAAGTTCCAGCTTATCGTTGGCCCCTTTATCGTAGCCCTGGCCGTTGCTGTTCTTGGCCCGCACTTGGAGCCGGATTCCTTGGTGCCCTATAACGTTGGTTCGGATAAGTGAAAAAAAGCGTTTTGCGTAATCGTTATTACGGGCTAGGTCCCTGGAGCGGGCCCTGGTTGTAACCAGGTTTCGAAAAATGGCTTCGTCGGCGGTAATGTCGGGCGCGGCCCACTCGCCGGTTAAGCGGCTGTTCGTCCCTGACGTATAGGCCCGCCGGGCTTTGCGCCTGGTCATTGGCTTATTATCGGCCATCTTGCTGGCAGTGCGGTTCTGGCCGCGGTGCTCCAGCCTGGTTGCCATATTGCCAAGTGTTGTATGTATCGCGTCACGAAAGGCCATTATCGCATAAACCTCACTTTAATTTTTGTGCCTGGCCGCTTACCCTCGCGTATCTGCTTTTTCCGGCGTTCGCTCACCACAACGGCCCGCTGCTTGTTGATCTGTTCGCGTAGCTCTGTAAGCTCCTTATCGGTGGTGGAAACGCTGCCGCCGGATTTTGATGCCAGGTGCCTGGCGGCCAGTGTGTCGTAAGTGTTCTCTAAACTTTCGAGCCGGCGTTCCGCTGGGGTCCTGGCGTCCATGCCGCCTGTGGCACTGGCAAAGTCGGGTGTTATTTCCACCGTGCCATAGGCCAAACTTTGCCGGTCGCCGTCCTTGGTTGCATACAGGGCGTAATTATAAACGCCGGGGGGCCAGGAAGCGGTTGTACTGCTGGCAATGCTGACCAAGTGGTCGTCACCGTCGGCGCTAGTGTTGATGGTTATTTGATTGGTTGCCTTGACTAGGACGTAAGACGCCGCCCAGCCAGCGCTTGCAGGATATACAGGAAGCACCAGCCGCCAGTTTGCAGCATCACCGGCGGTTATCGCGGGGGGTATATTGAAAAGTTCGCGTGTCATAGGGCTTTTTTACCATCACTTTTTGGCGAAAATGAAAAAACAGGTATAAAACGGGTAAAAAACAGCTATAAAAAACATAAAAATAATGGTTGACAGGCAGTAATATAAACTACCCAGTCATACCACCGTTTTTATCCGTCAACCCAACAAAACGCTGCAGCGGAATTTTTGGACGTCCGGCTTCGAGCTTATTTTCGGGTTTATCTGTGTTCATGTTTTCAATCCTCATTTTTTTGGTTTAATTGCAAAAATCCCGTGAGCTAAAACGTTATAGCGGCAATTACGCATAATAACCTCTCTCAAACGTTCCAATAGTGATTTTTTTTAGGTTGCTGTCTCGCGGATTTGCCGACAGCCCGGTCAGGTCGCCGAGCTCGGCGTTGTCATCATTGCGCGGACCACTCGATGTTGAATTCATGTCTTTGTGTAAAATGCGCGGGTGTCTCCATCCCCTCCGAGCAAGTCGTGCGGAAAAGCCTGGCTGTGACATCGGTATCAATCGAGCCAGTTCCACCTGTGTGTAGTATTTGTCATCGTCGCACAAATAAAGCAGAGTGCGGCCCTTGCCCTTGCTGGTCAATTGATGTGTTACATCTACAATTCTGGTTGGTTTGCTGTTTTCAGCAGTCATAATTTACTCCTTGGTATTTTTCTTGTTGATCTATCAGCCAGGCGTCAAGGTCTGCCTGGCGTAGTTTCCATTTTCCCCGGCCGCCGATCTTAAATGCCGGGAGCCCGTGTTTGTCGACCAGTACCTTGATATCGTTATGATTGACGCCTAGGGCGTCGGCAATTTCAGCGTTGTCGCGGTATAAAATCGGGCCCAATCTGGACCCGGCAAGTTTCGGTTTATTTCCAGCCATTCGTCCACCCGTTTTCCCTGGTTCGTCGTTTGGGTTTCATCTTCTTTTTTGCTTTCTGCGCCTGGCGTTCTGCCTGGTCGTCCTGGTCAAATTGTTCCTGGTATTTGGCCGCCAGAGTATTATAGCGTTTTTCCAGGGCAGCAAAGCTGGGGTTGAGTATTTCCAGGGCCACCATATTGCCAACACGTAGGTCTATAGCTTCATTCCTGGCGTTGGCCTTTTTCTTTACAAAGCGTATTTTCTTTTCGCCGCGTTCATAGAAGATTTTCCGTTCTTCGGCGGTGAGCTGTTCAAAATATTTAGGGTCCCGGCCAATGGGAAAATGGCAATACCCCGGCCCGCTTTCTTCAATCTGCAAGCGGGTAAATAGTGTTTCTTTGGCGGTATCGGTGCCGATCATGTACAGTGGCGTTTCTTTCCTGGTGCCAACCAGGCTGGGTTTACTGACCAGGGGCTTGCCAGCTGTAGAATGGCCCTTTGTGGCAAAGACCCGTTGGCGTTTTTTGGGGGTGGTGTACTTATAGACGGCTGTTGAATTAAAGCCGGAATCAACGGTGGTACAGCGAATTTTCAACGGTACGCCGTCCTCGCGAAAAAAGGTGGTTTTCCGGTACTGCTCTAAATGGTCCCAAACTTCCTTAAATTCAGGATCGCCGTTGATTTTCTCATAGAGTAACGACCAGCTTTCACCATCCCTGCCCCAGCCGACCACCTCCAGCTCCAGGCGGGCATTCTTGCCGCCCTGGACGTCCACCGACATGGTGATAACAAGAATGCCTTTGGGTATGCAGCCATCCGGCCATTGTTCCAGCCTGTCATCAAAAAGCGTTTCCTCGATCTTTTCCCCAACTTCTTCGTATGTCTCGCCAAGTTTGGTATTTGTAAACGTCTTGATTTTGCTTTTATCCCCGGTTTGCAAAGCCTTGTTGGCTGCCAGAAATTCACTTGCAATTTTTGTCCAGGTGTTAAAATAGCTATACGCCGACCAGATTTTTATACCCAGGTGCCGGGGCGGACCGACAACCTCGTCGGCTGGGCTGAAAAACTTGTCGATATCTTCCCTGTAATAGTAGCCGTTTTCGGTGCGCCATTGTCCGGCAGCATCCATTTTGCCATATTCGCCATAGTCGGCATGGTAGTGGCACAACTCGCAACGCATGGTTGCAACGGTCAATGCCTTGCTGTCAAAACGCATGTTTGGCCATTTCAGATAATCTATATTGCCGCACATCGGGCAGGGCAGATACCGCCGAAAAATCATGTCGGCGGTTTCAATGCTGGCCTCAATATGCGAAAGGCCCTTTGTTTTTGGGCTGGTGCCGCGTAGTGATTTTGGAAAAGACGACGTTTCGACGCGGACGTCACCCAAAGATAGCGGGCTGCCCTCTTTGTCGATATCCTGCTCAAAGGCGTCAAGCTCTTCATATATGACTACATCTTTGGTCATACGTCGGTAATTCCTGGCGCTATGGCCGCCGCGTATGTCCAAAATTGACGTTTGAAAAACCTTTTTGTCGTTGGTGTTGTATGGGCTTTTGGCGTCGGCATCACAGCGTAACAGGTTGCCCACGATAGGCACGTCGCGCAGCATAGTGTCTATTTCATCTTTGACAAAGTCTTTGGCGTCGCCGTCGGTCGGTTGAAATACAACAATGTTGCGGTGGCGGTGTTCAACGAAATAGCCGGCTGCTATCATTATGCACTTTGTATAGCCCAGGCGGGCCGCTTTCATGCAGTCGACTATTTCAATATCATCATTACCAAACCATTTAAGCCAGGCCCGTTGATAAGGCAGCGTTTCCCACTGGCCGGTTATGCTCGACGATTCCGGCGAAAGGTAAAAATGCTTTTCGGCCCATTCTTCCATGGTCAATGGTTCCGGTACAATAAGGGGTTTCATGCCCGACGCCAGGGCAGCCTGGATATTACTGGTTAATATATTTTCCATGTATCACCAGGTCTGAAGTTTCATTTTTACAGCGGGCAATCTGCTTACGTATAAGTTCAATATCATTCGACAATAAGTTTGGATTCTGTTTTTTCAATTTGATAGCCAGGGCGTCCAGGGTCGATGAAATGTTCGCAGAAACCTTCACAAGTACATCCGTCAAAATTTCCACATCGGCCACCTGTCCCTCGGCCAGGTCGTTTTCTCGTTTTGCCTTCCTGCTCTGCTCAACGGCAAGTTTGGCCCGTTCTTCTTCAAGGCTTAAATCCTCTTTTGTCTTTGGGCCAGCATAGATTGCGGCAAGGGCTTGCTCGGTATCATAAATAAGGGCTCGACCCTGCGTTTTTACTGGCTCAACACCGGAATCGGCCAGCCGCTTTTTTATGGTGCGGTAACCTTTCCCGGTCGCCCTCTTCAGTTCGTCGATATTAAATTGCAAACCCAATGTGTTGTTGCCCTAGTAAATTTTTGGTAAATAGAAAACACACGCGGTCGCGAATATACCCGCATCGCCCGTCGCGGAAAGGACCCGTGAAAAATCAATCATCGCCGGGCTTCCCTCTTTGCTGCTAACAAGTTGTTATTAAATGATCTTTTCGCTTGACGTTCGGCCAGCTGATAAAAATGAAAGCGCTTTTCGTAGCTGGCCCGCTTTTCATAAGCAACCATCAAGTGCAATTTCTTTCGGCCTTTGGGCCCTAATCGCTTGTATATACCGGGCTGGGTTCTGCCGTGGGGAATGCCAGAAAAAACTTTTGGGTTTTGCATGAGCTTGGAAACCGTGCTCCGGGGCATGTTGCCGTACTTGTTGAGCCTTTGCCCGACTGGCACCAGCAATGCTTTTTTGTGCGGGCGGCGGGTTCCCCCTTTGACCTGGTAGCGTAAGTATCTTGCTTGCAGCGGGGCCACTCGAACATAAGCAACAAGGTGATTCTTTCTGGCTTTCTGTACTCGTATAGCCTTTTTGGTAAAGGGGGTAGGGCGGTCCAGGTGTTTGTCCAGACCCGGGTCGAGTTCTTTCTTCTTCATGTCCCATGCGGTCCTGGTCAATGCCATTGCACCTGCAAAAGGCATCTGTTTTTTAGCAAGCCCATTCATTGATTTCTTAAAGCTGTTCGGTGCTGTCTGTTTTATCGTCAACATGTCATCTTCTTACCCTTTGTTAAGTGTACTCATCCAGTATGGCGGTTTGAGCCCCTTTGTATTTTAAAAGCAAAAATATCAGCCGTTCCACCGGCCCAGGGATCGGAGTTAATCCAGATTCGTAATCACGTATATTGCTAGGGCTGGTGCCGATTATTTCGCCTAGTTTAGCGCGGGATGAGAGGCCGAGGGTAGTCTCCCTGGCCGCCCTTAGATCTTGGCCAGTCATTAATGTTTTTTAATTAAGTCAGAGATAATCTTATCGGCATCTATTTCTATTTTTATCGCCGGGTGGGGGATCACAGACCCTTTCAGGTCACGGACTACTATCCCCTCCTCTTCAATTCGCCTGTGGGCCTCCTCGGCCCTGTCCATTTGTATAGCCAACATCTCCACAACAATATCGCTAGTTGATGAATACAAACTTGCCCTTGCTTTCTTAAAGTTTTTTGTCGAGCTCATGGCTATACGATGCCTCCTTTAAATTTGATGAATCAATATGTTTACCAGATACCAGCTTAAACAGCGGACTTTCTTCTATTTGGTTCAGTTCCGGCGGGTTAGATATTTGCTCCCCAGGCTCAACCTCTTCAAATATTCCAGTCACAATCTCTTCAAAAAAGTCGGCGAACTCGCTATTTTCAGAAACCTCTATATTTTCAAGTCTAGGGTTACCGTTGAGATTCATCGACGTCCTTACAACAATGTCGAATTTTTCGTTCCTGATCGTCATAAATTTAGCATGGGTGTTAATAGCCCGAATACTTTCCTCGCCGAACAGACATATCATATGTTCGTAATATTTAGGCTGGCGGGTTTTAAATGATCTATCTACAATCATCCTTAATGATAAGATGTTTACAGCCTCCATTAGTTCGGCGGATCGAGACAGGTCAGCATGAGCCGCCGTCCATGTGCTTACCGAAACATGGGCTGGCCCTGTTTGGTCGAGTATCGCCACCAAGGCGTCAATCAAGGAAAACTGTCCGTAGGTAAGAATAAAGGTGTCGGATTCTTTTTCTATAATACCGATTGCTTGTGAGGCTGTTCCTCTTTTACAAGCTCGGACCTTTTTCTTGGCATTAGTTTTTTTGTATGATTTAGGTTCCATTAGTTTTTCACCAATTTTTCGCCATAATAATTATCATACTCGTTTCCGTCGGTATCAATAATGACATGAGAAAAATCCTTTTGTCTTTGGCTGGCGGTCATAGCGGCCCCTTCCGTTTTGGTTTGTTGTTTTGCTCAACTGTTGACTAATTATAGCACGGTACGGATACCGTATCAATACCAAATATAATTATTATGCAAAAGAGACAAACCTTTTTTCATGGTATTTCCTTAAGACCTTGGGCTTCGATAGCCGTAAGCTTGAAGAAGTGCCGCCAATTCTTTAATTTGAATTTTTCCATACTCCCCGAATGGTAATATCTCTGCCAGGTCTTCAACATTTTCTGTAGTTTAGAATTTTTAATTTTTTTCTCCTCAGTTAAGTTTTTCGATGAAGCCAGCAACAAGATAGAATGCGGGCACGATGACCATCACGACAAAACCGCTCCAGATTAGATTGCGCATGTTGTACTCCTCAGATATTTGCTAGATTTTTTCTGCCATGTCATTTTGCTCCCTCTCCTCTTCTTTTACACGAAACTCCCGTTGAAAAAATCAAGATTGGCTTCATGAAGATTGGATCCGAGAACAATGGCTCCGCGAAAATTGGATCCATAGAGATTGGTTTCATAAAAATTGGTTTTATAAAATTTGGATCTATGAAAATCGACTCCGCGAAGATTGGATTCGCGAAAATCGGCTTTATAAAAATTGGCTCTACGAATATCGCATCCGCGAAGATCGGTTTCACAAAATTTGGCTTTATAACAATCGGTTTCACAAAAATTGGCTTCACGAAGATCGGACCCATAAAAATCGCATCTGCGAAGATCGCATCCGCGAAAATTAGCTCCACGAAGTTCGGATTCATAAAAACTGGCTTCACGAAGATCGGACCCATAAAAATCGCATCCGGAAAGATCGCATCCGCAAAAACTGGCTTCACGAAGATCGAATCCACAAAAATCGACTTCACGAAGATCGGCTCCGCAAAAATTGGCTTGTTCTCCCTGCTTTTTATCCGAATCTATCCAAATTTTATGAGCTTTCAACATTTTTTGTAGTTTAGAATTTTCCATTTGGGTCTCCTTTTTTTTGGGTTAATTCCCTTTGTTTATGATTATAATATACAGCATTATCAAAGGAGTGTCAATAGAAAAACATATACATTTTTATCTTTCACCGTTTTTTTGTAGTTTAGAATTTTCCATTTATTCATCCTCTTCTTTTACGTGAAATTCCATTTCAATAATTGCACCGTTGTCTAGTTGCCGTATAGTATCTTGGTCTAAACCTTGCATATTATCTTCATGAATAATTGCAGCTACCTCCGTATGAATGCGACTTTTCGGGTTAATTCGCCACTCTTGAATTAATAGCAACATTTGAGAGTCATCTTTACATCGTTTTATGTAGTATCCGCTTTTCATTTTACTATCCTCGCTTTAGGTTTTGATTTAAATCTGCTTCTCTTTTTAATCTGTATTTTTCGTAACACCGAAAGTGCACTTTTCTTGTGTAGCCGGAAGGCTGCCTGAGATCGTGTCCGTCGTTATTATGTAATTTTCTGCCACATAAATAACAATACATAATTTCTGCCTCCTATCAGTGTCATTTAGGTTGGGTGGACTACCTTGGTGGCTTCCACCCATATTTGTCAATTAAAGCATCTTCAATTTCCGTGGATCTACTTCCTGGTAAATTATCCAATTTATCAATAATCCAGTTGGGCAACTGCAATCCGATTTGACGTTTCTTTAACCAATCTGGCTTTTTAGGTGCACCGGCACCTGGCATTGCTCCACCTCTAACACTGCGGATCACACCAGCGTTACCTACAACACGCTTGCCATTAGCCAGCTCGATCAAACACCCACGCTTTCCGAGGCTTGTGTATTCGCCTAAAGATTTTGCCCCTTTGGGGAGCGGCATTGCTCCCCAATAAATGTTTTTTGCTTTTTCTGGTGTCATTATTTAACCCTCACTGTATCATCGGACAACATCTTAACTATTTGAGAACCCGCTACAATTGAAGGGAAATTTTCAAACTTAACTCCAACTGATCCGTCAATAACTACATGACCAATAACCATCATGTCCCTATTTCCATCAGTTAATGTCTCGCCAATTTCAGGAATCTCGTTGTCCATGATGCCCGTGTTGAGATTAACTTCGATGTCCTTATTATAGCGAGCTATAATGATGTCATGCAGTCCGTTTTTATTTTCTGCTTTGATGATGTCGATTATTGCTTTCATGTTGATCTCCTTTTTTTTTTGGGTTAATTCCCTTTGTTTATGATTATAATATACAGCATTATCAAAGGAGTGTCAATAGAAAAACATATACATTTTTATCTTTCACCGTTTTTATCCGTCCACCCAACAAAACGCTGCACCGGAATTTTGCACGTCCGGCTTCGAGCTTATTTTCGGGTTTATCTGTGTTCATGTTTTCAATCCTCATTTTTTGGTTTAATTGCAAAAATCCCGTGAGCTAGGTCGTTCTGTGTATGCAAATTTGACATTCCCTTTATCACGCAATATCATAAAGAAAAGACAGTTATTGACGAAAAACAGTAACCAGAGTATTGATATCTTCGCTATGATAATTACACATTCCAGAGAAAAGCTAATAAATGCAGTTCTGTATTTTTCACAAAAAACAAAATTTTGTGGAAAAACGAAGCTCATGAAATTATTATATTTTCTGGATTTTATGCACTTCAAAAATACTGGTAAATCAGTCACAGATTTAAACTATTTTGCATGGGAACAAGGCCCTGTCCCCAAAATATTTTTTGAAGAGATCAGTGATTCTCCCCAAAAAGACTTAAAATCTTTAGTTACCGTCAAAGACACTGGTGATTTCCAACATATCGCCCCCAAAAAAGGGAAAAAACCTGACTTAGACTTTTTCTCTCCTAGAGAATTAAAATTATTAAAAGACATTTCATTAATTTTTCGAGATGTTCAAGCAAAAGAAATATCTGACATTTCCCATTTACCAAATGAACCTTGGAACACAACCAAGGCAACCAAAGGAATGTTGGCATTAATTGATTATGCTTTAGCTATAGACAGTAAATCTGCTAAAAAATTACCTGTCGATATTGCAAAACAGCGTCATCGCGAACGTCAAGAAATGTTGCACAATTTCGGAGTCGCATAAAGTGTTTGCTCGTGGCTCGATTTTTGTTGCCGAAAACTTCATTTTTTCCGATGGCACAAAAGGTAAAAAACTTCTCGTTCTCTTAAACAATCCTGCCTCTAATGATCCATATCTGCTGGTAAAAACTACATCCCAAAAACATTCAAAACCTGATAATCCAGGTTGTATTGAAAACTATCATCAAGTTTATTTTGTCCGATCAAACAGCCCTTTCTTCAAAAAGGACACATGGATACAGCTCGACGATTGTTTCCCGTTCAGTCAAAAGACTATCGACAAGAAGCTAAAACATATTGGGGTCTTACCAGATAAAACGGCAAAACTTATAATCAGTTGTTTTCTCAAAATAAACGAACAGGATCTTTCTCCTAAAGTACATAGCTATATTGTTCCAAAAATTACACAAGGCATAAGCGCATTAGCCAATAAATTCAATAAGCGTTAATAATCACAGAACAAATCACTTAACTCTGACCCCAAGCACAGCGGTTTTTCAAATGACTTTGGTAAGTTATTCAAGCTCGTCACTCCGTATCAAGTTGGTCGGTAAAATGCTTGGGGCAGGTTAGTTCAGCCGTTACATCTACAATTTTAGTTGGTTTGCTGTTTTCAGCCGTCATAATTTACTCCTTGGTATTTGCTCATGTTTTTATCCGATTGATTTATGTAAACTTTTCACAAAAGAACTTGGGTTTGGTAGGCTCTTGCTATCAAGGTGTTTGTTCCTATCACTAACCCTCTCCATGTCTATTCTGCCATCCAGATATATAGGTGTGTTTAAGTGGATAGCTCTTTCCATACTGATACTACCATTTATCATTAAATTGATATTAGCGGAACATATTGCGCCAAATTCTCCAGTTTGCTTATGTCGCGTGTCTTCTATCTTTGGTGTTTTTTTAGCTTTCTCTATATTCCTGCGATTTATTATTTCTTGTGCCTCTTGCTTATAGAAAAGAACATTTGCTATTTTTGGGAAATACTCACTCTTTCTGCGAAGAATCATACATATTTCATAAAACAACTCACTGGATATTTTTTCTTCCCTCAAGTCTTCGTGGTACTCCTTCGCCAACATCACCATTTCCGCTTCCGTTGGTGCCCTGTCTTTAAATCTTATGCTCCAGCTCTTCATTGCGGCGATAATCTGGTTTATATCCGGTGTCCCCTGCTTCGAGGAGTTCCCTTGCAAATCGTTCTCTTGTTTCATCATGAACCTCTTTTTTATTTCTTGGCTGCATAATCCCATTTTTTGCTGGCATCCAATCAACATTAAAACTCTGCCAGCCTCTTGAACACATTTGATCAACACATTCTTTTAATGAGAAACCTTGTTTAGTCGCCTTTTCAAGCTGGTTAATAATTCCGTTAAAGGCTCGTTCTGTTTCAGGTGGTTTTTTTATGTGCTTTTTTCTGTGAAGGATTATATCTGACCAATCTTTTTCTTCTATCCATTCTGGCCTTATTGAATGAGGATTAAAAACAATGTCTTTAGTTTTTTTACCATTCTTAACATTCTTAACATTCTTAACATTCTTGTCTGGTGTCGCTTGCGTTTCACTGTCGTTTCGCTGTCGTTTCAGTTGCGTTTCAGTTGCGTTTCGCCTTGGGTCATATTGACTGTATTTAAGGACAGTTATCCGTGTCGTTTTTTGTTCACTGGTGTGTCGGATTTGGTCCATGTTTTCTAATAACTTGAAAAACCTACGAACACGCGACTTATTCCAATTCCACCTTTTAGACCATGTTTCAAGAGATTTTAAACTCTCTCCATAGTTGCATATAAGACATGTCATACCAAGCAACACCTCTTGCGGTTTTTCGCTGTGTTGCACTTCCCATAAAATATCTATCCACGCCTCAGCTTTTGAAAACTCTCTCTCTTCTTTCCAAAAAGGATGGTCAGAAAGTTTTCTCCATAGCGCTAGATATCCTCTATGCATTACTATGCTCCTTAATATCCTCTGCTCTCTCTGCCCGTAACTGTTTAGCAATAGAGTATATAGTTGTATTGCTCAACCCAAGATCCATTGCGCAATCTTTAGGCCGACCTCCTGGGTTTATTTTTAACCAATCACGAACCCTTTCTACGTTTTTTATACGTCTATTTATTTGGTAAGCAGTTAAAGCTTTTCCCCTTCCGTCTGCAAAGATCATTGTTTACCTCTTATTTTTAAGATTTTATACTACGATAAATACACAATACAATATGGTTTTAAAAATAGCAATATATTTTTATGCATTAAATTATTTAAAGTTGGTTGTTTTATCCTTGCTTTATATTTTTAACACTGTATATTGATAGGTATAGAAGCAAAAGAAACAATTGATTTCATACTGGCTGACGGGTTCAGATTTGATAAAACTTTTAAAGGGGAAAAGATGAAACTAACACTACAAAAATTGGTACTGCGAAACTTCAAAGGAATTAAGGATTTCACCCTTGATACTTACAACAAAGACGTAAAAATCTTTGGTGATAATGCAACTGGAAAGACGACCTTAATGGACGCTGTTTCTTGGCTACTGTTCGATAAAGACAGCCTTAACCAGAAGCAATTTGAGATCAAGACTTTGAAGGATGGTGTGGCGATTCCGAAACTTGAACATGAAGTGGAGGCAGTTTTCATACTGGATGATTCACCAATTAAACTTAAAAAGATTTACAAGGAAAAGTACACCAAGAAGCGCGGTCAGGCTGTTGCGGAGTTTACTGGCCACACTACCAACTATTTTATTGACGATGTACCTGCAAGCAAGGGAGACTTTACAAGTAAGGTGGTTTCGTTATCATGTACTGAGGATGTTTTCCGACTGCTCACCAGCCCGACACATTTCTCGCAGAATTTAACCTGGCAGAAACAACGGGAGTTACTGCTTGAGGTTTGCGGAGGAATTACGGATCAAGACGTTATTGACTCGGACGATAGTTTATCCGGTCTTCCTGCAATTCTTGACGGCAAAACATGCGACGATAGAAAAGCGATAATTGGCGCAACAAGAAAGAAGATAAACGACGAGATTAAAAGTATTCCTGCACGTATCGACGAGCTGTCGAGGAATGAAGTTGAGCATGTAAATGTCACAGAAATAAATGAGAAGATTTCTGAATTACGAAAACAAGTAGCGGGCAAAGACCAAGAAATATTTTCAATTAAAAACGGCGATGAGATAGGTAAAAAGAGAAACGAAATTGCCTCGCTCGATAATCAAATTGAAAAGATTAAAAGCGAGCTTGGTAATACAAACAATTCTGCTATTTACGAAAAGAAAAAAGTATTGAGCGGAATTAAAGACAGGATTGCAGAGTTTAACCGAGAAATTCAAAACAAGAAAAACAGTATTGCCGGGCATGAAAATATCCTGAAAAAAGGCGAAGCCGAGTTAGAGCGATTACGGGGCGAGTTCAAGCAGATTGTAGGGAAAGAATTTACGGCTGAAAGTTGCCCAACGTGCGGCAAGGCGATGACTGCAACAGAAGAAGAGGCGGCTTTAAAAAAGTTTAACCTCAATAAGTCAAATCTTATCGAGGCGAACAAGTCCGCAGGCAAGGAACAGGCTTTCAAAAACAAGAACTATGAAACCGTTATTTCAGCGGAGAAAAAAGAAGTTGCTGAGCTTGGCGAAAATATAAAGTTTCAGGAGAAAGGAAAGCGTGACATTGAGAATGAAATAAAAGTATTGGAAAACGCTGTTACTCTGCTTGCTGATAATAAAGAATATCAAGTAGCTTTATCTAAACAATGTGAGCTTACAAAGGATGTTAAATCACTCGAAAACGGAAACACCGAGCTAATAGAATCCATCAAGGAAAAACGGTCAGAATTACGAGCCGAGGCAACCAGTTATGAGGAACAAATATCAACGGCAAAGCAGGCAGAGCAAAACAAAAAGCGCATCGAAGAATTGAACGCCCA